AATCGTGCCTAGTATTTCACTTGTCACTCAACTTCACGGAGATTTTAAAGATTATAACTTGACAGATTTGTACAATGAAATACATCTAATTGGTGGTGAAAATAATATTAAACATCTTGATAAATTAGTAACAATCTCTACTTGGCAGTCTTTACAAAATATGGATAAAGGAATTTTTAAAACTTTAGATGCTATTCTTATAGATGAGGTACATGGTGCAAAAGTAGGAACAAAGACACTTGACATTGTTCTTAGTGCCACAAATGCTAAGTACAGAATTGGAATGACAGGAACTCTTCCAGAACAAAAGCAAGATAAGATGTCTATTTTTAGTATTGTTGGAAATCCTAAAATATTTATGAAAACTTCAGGATTAATTAAACTAGGGTTAGCAACGCCAGTTAAAATTAATACCATAAAACTTGAATATTCACACCAAGACACAAGAATATTTAAAGAAAACAAATCGTTTCCAGAACAATTAGGCTTTATTAAAGAGCATCAGAATAGGTCACTTTTCATTGCTAAAGTAGCTTTAGGAGTTGCTGCAAAAACAGGAAATACTGTTATAATGTACACTCATATTGCTCATGGTCAAGAACTTTTTAGAACTATTATGAATGAAAGATACCCTGATGTTATAGTAGAGCAAAAAGATATTGTTGGAAAAAAAGCTTTTCAGTTTCAGGAACAGCACAGAATTTATTTTATCAATGGTGCTACAGAATCTTCTCAAAGAGAGTCGATTAAAAAAATACTCGAAACTGACGAAGATGCTATTTTAGTTGCAGGGTACAGTTTATTTTCAACTGGCGTGAATATCCGCAAGCTTTCCAATATTATTTTTGCTAGTCCTTTAAAGTCATTCACTACTGTTATTCAGAGTGTAGGGAGAGCAATTCGTGTTCATGCTTCCAAAAATGCAGCCAATATTTATGACTTTGTTGATATGTTACCAGTATTTAAAAAACAAGCACAAAAAAGATTGACATTTTATGAGAATGAGGACTTTGAAATAAATGAGCGTACTATCAGAATATGAAAATAACCCAGAGTTACATATACAAAAATTAAAGATAAAAGAAAGACAACTTACTACTATGATTCGATTATTTTCAAAAAAAGACAAATACGCAGAAAATGAAGAAAAAATGTTCACGACTTTAAATAAAATAAAAGACAAACTCCAAGAGTACAAATGTGAGTATCCTGAATATTTTATTTAGGACATTCTTATAAATAGTATATTAAAGGATTAAAATGAATTTTCACTTAAAACAATCAGATAAGAAATGGAGTATTAAAATATGACAGCCAAAAACACACTTACCGAGACAGTTAAAAGTTTTCTCGGCATTAAAAAAACCAAAGAACTTTCTACAGAAATTAATCCAATTCAGATTAGAGTAACCGCAGATGAAGATTATTCTCCATTTGTTGGAGGATTTTTTGATGGTTCGTATGGAGGAGGCCTTTATGCTAATGCAGACAAAGCCACTCTTCTCGAAAGACAGAAACTCAAAATTGCTTCTTATAGAATTTTAGCGAGACAAGCAGATGTCAATGATGCAATTGAAGAAGTTGTAAATGAAGTAATATTTAGCACTGATGAAAAAAGAGCAATCGAAGTAAACATTGATGAAGAAAATGAAAAAATCAAAGAAGCGATTGTTGAAAAATTCGATAAAATCTATAAGCTAATGAACATAGATAGAAATCTGTTTTCGATTGTAAGAAATGGATATATCGATGGTCAGATGGTAGCTCATTTGGCGTATGATAAAACAAACACCAAATCTGGTATTCAAAAAATTGAATTTATTGACCCAATTTACTTTTATTTTAATACAGAAAAGGAAACTTATTCTTATTTAAAAAAACAAGAGGGAACCTTTTTAACATCTGATTCATTTGTTAGAGATGAACAAGAATTTTCTCGAGAAGAAATTGTTAAGGAAGATTTTAGTTTGTATGCTGACGGTATTATTGAAGGATATCTTGAACAAGCTATTAAACCTGCCAATCAATTAAAGACGCTTGAAGATTTACTCATACCTATGAGATTTTCTCGGTCTGTTTCAAGACGCGTATTTAATGTCGATATTGGAGACCTTCCAAACAAATCTGGAGAGGCTGTTTTAAATCAATACCAAAACAAATTTAAGTACAAAAAGTTCTATAACGTAGAAACTGGTGAAGTGACAAATCAACAACACATTACGTCAATGGTAGAGGACTACTGGTTTGCAAATCGTTCTGGAGGAAAAGGAACAACTGTTGAAACTATTGATGAAACTGGAAACCTAGGAGAACTAGGTGATATAATTTATTTCTATAAAAAATTATATAAAGCACTTAAAATTCCTGCTAACAGAATTCCTTTTCAGACAGAATTAGATGGTACGTTCGATTTTTCTTCAACAACAGTTACAAAAGATGACCTTAAATTCTTTATGTTTATTTCAAAAATTCGTAAAGTATATTCATCAATGTTCAAGAAAATTCTTCAACGTGAGGTTATTTCATCAGGTATCTTAACTGCAGCAGAATGGAGTGACTATGAAGATAAGATTGAAGTTCAATTTATCAACGAAAACAAATTTATTGAAAAAATGACACTCGATGCTTGGACCTCAAAACTTGACCTGTACGCGACAGCGAAAGATTACGCAGGAAATGTTTTCTCTTATAATAAAACAATGAAAATTATCTTCGGTTTAACAGACCTTGAAATTGAGGACAATCTAAAAGAAATCGCCAAAGAAAAGAAAAATCCTTTATTCAAGGCGTTCTATGAAGTGCCTGACGAAGATATGTAAAAATGTTAAATAAATGTCTAATAAATGTCTAATAAATGTCTAATAAACATTTAATAAATGTCTAATAAAATTTTAAATAAATATTTTAAAATTTAACTTTAATATCCTTTTAATAATATATGTAGTATAATAACACATAAAGAAATTAAAGGACATTTAATGGCACTCAGAGATATTAAAGTAAACAGCATCAAAAGAGCAAGAACAGGGTTAAATAAATTAAGTTTTAAATTGCCAAGAAATTCAAATGGAATAATGAACTCTCGGGCAATGACTACTGAAATGTTTAATGAGATTTGCTCATTAACTCCTTGGCTTAAAGATATATCAAGGACATCTGTAAAAGAACGAATTTTTAGTATTAAACATAATTTTACAGAACATCCAAAATGCCCTGAGTGTAACAAAGACGTAAATTTTGAGTTCTACCATGCAAAATATCATATGTACTGTTCCAAAAAGTGCTCAGCTTCTAGCAGTGCTGTTAAAGACAAAAAGAAAGCTGTTGTAATGGCAGCATATGGTGTTGACAATGTTTCTAAAATGCCAGAAGTTCAAGACAAAAAATCCATTTCTTTAGCAAATCACTATCAATCAAGAAGAAATAATGAAGATAAAGATTATTCCGGTTTGGTGTATATTCTCCATTTTCCTCAGCACAAAGCTGTTAAAATAGGGATAAGCGGGTCTTTTAATGTAAGGTCAACATCATTAAAAAGAGATTTTGGTGAGTACATCAAAATAGATATGAGAGAAACTCAAACATGTTTTGCTTTGGAGGCTTCTTTACACGAGAAATTTGCCAAGTACAGAATGTGCCTTGAAAAAGGATATGGTAGAACAGAATTTTTCTCAGAGGACATTTTAAAACTCTTATAATTTTAAAGTTAAATTTTAAAAATATTTATTTAAAATTTCCAATTAACTTCTCATTATATAAATAGAGATATTATATGTACTAGGAGATTATATGTCATTTTTAGACTTTCACCAAAATAAACCAGCTCATTCAACAGATATGCCTTTATGTGAGGCTGTCTTTTCAGAAAATAACATTGAAAAGGCTGTTCAACTAATGAGTAGAATTATTGAACGAAAATTCGGCTCAAAGTTCTTTGCTCTTGGATTTGAAGATTTTAAATCACAAATTCATGGCAAGGGAAAAGGATACAGACTTATCAATAATTCAGGAACTCAACTTAGGTTTAATTGGACACCTTCAAAAGATGCTTTTGAAATCTCATCTCTTGACTTTTGGAGAACAGATAATACTGACTTTGCAAAGCCTTCTTCTTCAACAGTATTTGGCCCCGATTTAAACATTGTTAAAGTTATTGATAAAATTATTCATGACATCAAAAGGGGAAAATTAGGCAAATTCTCTATTAAAGAAGAAGGAGGTGACATTAATGAGTCACTTCCAAATTCTACAGCAAGAAGAGCAGAATGGCTTCGGTCAAAAGACCTTCCATTGGATAAAGCTAATCAACCTACAGCTGTTAAAAAAATTGCAGCAAAAATGGGTGAGATGGCAGACTATGAAATTTTTCTAGGAAAAGAAGAAACAAATTCAATCATTACAAAACTGCAGAAAGTAGAAGAACAGTATAATGGTACTCTTTATGCTAATCCAGATACGGTTTTCCAAGATATTGAAGATTTGGTTTCAGTAGTTGCTTTAAAATATCAAAATTCTTTAATTGTTGCTGGTGGACCAGGCATAGGTAAAACTTTTCACGTCACTAAAAAGCTTACTGAAATTCTTGGTACAGCTGGTAAAGAATGGGTTTATTTTAAAGGACTCAAAGCATCTCCTTTGGCACTTTATGCCAACATATATCTTAATAGAGATAAGTTATTGGTATTTGATGATTCTGATTCTGTTTTAGAAGATGCAGACAGTGCAAATATGTTTAAAGGACTTTTGGACTCTTCTGGTGTTCGTGAAGCAAGTTGGATGTCTCCAACTTCTACTGTTAACACATCAACAATGTCCACAGCACAGTATAATCAATTTGTTATGGATTTGGATGATACTATTGCTCAAAACCCTGGTTTAATAGGTAAAGGCAAAGGAAAACTTCCTTCTAAAATATTCTTTACTGGTCAAGTAATTTTTATTAGTAATAAAAAAGCATCTTGGTTCGATGATGCAATTAAATCTCGTTCAATATTTGTAGATGTTTATTTACATCAACAAGATGTTATTAGAAGAATTAGAACTATTGCTTTGGCAAATGCTCAAACAGATGGTGTTTCTGCTGATGATATTGATGAAATTATTGATGCACTTACACCTGATACAGAAAGACCTAAAGTAGATGTTCAATATATTACACCTGCATTTATGAAATCTGGAAAACCTCTTACTATTAGAGCATATGATATTGCAGTAGCATTGAGAAAAGCAAAACTACCAAATTGGGCTACACTAGTATCACTATATGTTTAAGGGGTAACAAATGAATTTTAATTTAATTAACAGCCCAGAATATTCACTCAATGCAGCAATGATAGACGAACTAATAAATCTTTATGGTTTATTAGTTAAATTTTTGGTTGTAGAAAAGATTAATAGGGATTTGGAAGTTTTTGGAGATTATTCACACATAAAGACAGATAACAACAAAGCTTTTGATATTTATGCACTTCCAGAAACATCAGAATCTATGGATAATATTAACTATGCCTTTACTCAATTTGGATACTCATCAACTGCGAGTATGGCTTTTTTCATTTCAAGAAAAACAATTGAAAAAATTTATCCTGATGTATATACTTCAAAAGGTGTAAATGATATTATTGGAAACTTGATAATTCTGCCTTCTGGTGGTGTTGTTGAAATTACTGATTGCCAACTTGAAACTCCTGGTAGTTCAAATCTTTTTCCAACTTCAGATAATAAAAATGTCTATAAATTAGTTTGTAATACTTACTATCAAAAACCTCAAAATGAAATTGACCCAGTTACTGCAAGTGGAGATAACTTTGTAACTCTTGAAAATTACTTCGATGAGCTAATCCAAGGAAATGAAGATATTGATACAGCTGCTACTGTGACTAAAATTCCTCAAACAACTAAAGTTGTTGTTCCTGATGTTGATTCCGTGTTCGGCAGATTTTAAACAATGAAAATGTCAAGACAAAATCAGTGGTATTTTCTCACTGATAATAAAATGAAAGAAGTAGCTAAAAAGTTTCAAGAGCCTGAACAGTTCGATTATGATATTCTTTTAAAACATTTTGTTACTGAAAGTTATTCGGATTCTCAAATTGCTCTTTTTGCTCCAGATGTTAAAGATGTCTATGATTTAGTTTTTAATTCAGACCCAGATGTGATGAAATTAGTTGCTAGATTTTATAATGAGTTTCATATTCAAAAAGACAACTCTAGGAAAATTTTAGCTATAATTAAACTTTACAGGAATTAAACAATGTTTAAAGATATAATGGATACATCTAAAATGTCAGAGGAAAAGCTTTTAAAAATGCTAAAAAAAGATCCTAGGGACATTTCATTAATTAGTGATAAACAGCAAACAGAGAACATACAAATGTACTGTGTACAAAGTAATACTAATTTAATTATTTGGATGTCTAAACCAACAGATAAAGTTAAAGAGTACGTTTTATCTAAGAACCCTGCTGCAATTACAGATATTAATAAAGACTGTCTTACTGAAGAGGATTGGCAAATTGCTATTATGCATAATGCAGATGTTCTGAGAAAATGGTGGTTCGTTTATGATGATGGAAGACTCCCGTATGATTCTCTTTGGAGTACCTGGCTAATATACTTGTCAAAAATTAATATTATGACCTTAAGATATTTAAAAAGAAATGGTTTATTTGATATAGTTCCATTGTCAATTCAATGTGGTATTGTATTTTTTCTAAACAAATTAGCAGAAGAATATTTGCCTAATTTTCAAATTTTAAATAAAATTCCTTTACATCTTCTTGCTAAAATAACTGGTGATGCAAAAAAAGGAAAATTTAATGAAAAGGCCGCTCAAGCCCTAGTCAAGCTTTACAAGGATTAACCAATGATAACTAAAGAAGAACTCAGAGATAAAATTTTAAATAATGAAGATATTTCAGGTATAGATTATTCTCATATAATAGATATGTCAAATATGTTCTACGGGTCTTTATCACTTAAAGAAGTCCCTGATTTAGATACATCAAATGTAACAAATACAGTGTATATGTTCTATGGATGTAAATCACTTAAAGAAGTTCCAAAATTAGATACATCAAAAGTAACTGATATGTCTAGTATGTTCAGTGGGTGTACTTCACTTAAAGAAGTTCCACTATTAGATACATCGAGTGTAAAAACTATAGTTTATATGTTCTATGGATGTAAATCACTTAGAGAAGTTCCAAAATTTGAAACCCCAAGTGTAACTAACATGGCTTATATGTTCAATGGGTGTACAGGACTTACAGAAGTTCCAAAATTTGATACATCAGAAGTAACAAATATGGCTAGTATGTTCGATGGATGTTCAAAACTTGAAAAAGTTCCTGAATTTGATACATCAGAAGTAACAAACATGGCTTTTATGTTCAATGGTTGTTCAAAACTTAAAGAAGTTCCAAAATTAGATATATCAAAAGTAACTAGAACGGATTATTTGTTCAGTGGATGTTCTGAACTTAAAACTATACCATTTGCTGATAAAATTAAAGATTTAAATGTAACAAAATTGCCATTTCTTAAAGAGCTAGAAACTTTGCCGGATGTAGTTAAAGTTAAATTGCTTATGGACAATTCTAAATTTAAAGATAAAAAAATTCAAGCTATGTTTAAATTATACAAGGATTAAACAATGTTATTAACACCTGAAAAATTTAAAGAAATGTTCCCTTTAAATGGAAACACAGCCATCATTTTTGCAGTGCTTGAAAAATACTTCACAAAATATGAGATTAATACTACAAATAGAATAGCAGGGTTTTTGGCACAATGTGGTCACGAATCAAATGGTTTTACAGTTTTTAAAGAGAATCTTAATTATAGTGCAGAAGGGTTGGTTAGTACATTTTCCAAGTATTTTCCAAATATTGCAAGCACTACTGGATTTGCTAAAAATCCTCAAAAAATTGCTAATAAAGTTTATGCTAATCGTTTGGGAAATGGTTCAGAAGAATCAGGAGAAGGATATCTATACAGAGGACGAGGAGTTATACAATTAACAGGTAAAGATAATTATAAAGCTTTTGCAGATTTTAAAGGTAAAACTTTAACTGATGTTGTTACATATTTGGAAACAACAGAAGGAGCTATTGAAAGTGCTTTATGGTTTTGGAAAACCAGAGGCCTAAATGCTGTATGTGACGCTGATGATATTATTAAAATGACTAAACTTATTAATGGTGGAGCGATTGGTTTAGATGACAGAAAATTAAAATATAATAACTTTAAAGTTATTTTAGGAGCATAAAATGACAAGAGAACAATGGTTTGAATTTATTGATAAACACGATGTAACAAAATGTGTTTCTGCATTTATTAAAGAAGAACCTTCCGCAGAAATTTTCTTTTATTTATTTAGTAACAGGGTAGTTTATGCTGAAAGTATAAGAGACCTCAACAAAATACTAGCTCTACGAAAACTTAATGCCTTTAGACACGTAATTCCAATTCCATACTTAAGATCAATTCTTTCAAGAATTAATGTAAATAAACCAGATATTTCTAAAGCACTTGAGATATTAGCTGATTTATCGTGGGACGGACTGCTACTTTTGGATATTATTCCTTTGAATGTCTTTGAAAATTTTGACTTCACTAAGTTGTCAGAACGTGGAATGATGGCACTTATGAAACTTTACAAGGATTAGTTATAATCCTAGCTCTCTCTCAGTTATAATAATAAATCTTAGTCCTTTTTGTTCTGCAAAATTCCTTGCAGCTTCCCATTTGGATTGATTCTTTATATAAGTGGCTAGAGCAGTTTGATATTGATGTTGAGATTTTGGAGTATTCTTTTTAGGTAATTTAGGAGGAAGTGTTTCTTTAAATGGTTTCACTTCCACCAAAAATTTTGCGCCGCCAATGAACTCTAAGAAAAAATCAATATAATATCTGTGTACTTTACCATCTGTTGGACAAAAATATTTAATAGCAAATGGCTCAGACCCCCAAAATTTTACAGCTGGATTTGAATCTGCGTACTGCATAAACCGCATTTCCCACGAGCTACGATATTCAGGAAGTGCCGATTTATTCATAGTTTTGTCTATCGGTTTTATATATTTATGAATGTTAACAATATTATATAAGCCGCGTTTAAATTTAGCCATCCGATTTCTTTTGAGATAATCTTGCTATAATATCAGTAGTAGATTCTTGTGTTGTAATATTTATGAATGTATTTCCTGTTCCAGCTGGTTGGGATTGTTCTGGAGTTCCTAACTTTGACTTTCTTATTTTCTCAATACTCTCAAGAACACCCGCGATATCTTTATAAGACTGAGAAAGAAGTTTAACAGATTGATTAACAGATGTTACCAATTCTGCAAATGAAGTTATTAAAGAGGCTCTATTGTCTTCATCAGAATCTAATAATTCCAGTGTTACTACATTAAGAACCTTTCTTCCATTATTCACTGTTTCTGTTAAAGTGTCCCTCGTGAATTTAAAATCATCCACCATCAAATCTAGCTTGATAACATCTGTTGTCGAAATATCAGAATCTGTCGAAGAGTACAATTTGACATCATGTGTTTTTTCTTCTATAAAGTCTACAATTTCTGCTGAACAAACTTTTTCTGCTTGGTCAAAGACATCATTCAAAGAGTTTATTCTATTAACCAATGAGTCAACTCTTGGATTATTGTCGACATCTGCACTTATATTCATTATTTGACCTTTAATTTATTCTACTAATTTTTATTATTTATAAGATTTTAACCTAAAGTATAGTATAATACATTATCTTAAAAATAAAGGTTCGTTATGAGATCATTAGTTGGTTTATTTTTTACATTTTGTTGGATTGCTGGTATTGTTATTGCGCAAGGGTTTTGGTCAACATTTTTTGCTGTTATTGTGCCTCTGTGGGCTTTTTACTTGGATGTTGAGCTATTACTTTTGCACTTTCATATAATTGGTTAATAAGTATGAAAGAAGATAAATTGAAATATTTAAAATACAGAGTAGCAGACAAATTAAATTATATTTATTTTGCAACTTTGGAAAATGATATTTTAATTGATTTTTTTATATTTGATGAACGTAACAATGTTTTAAAAAGTCTTAAAGCTTATGATTATTCTACAAAATATTCAGAACATATAGGTAAAGAAGCAAAAGTGTGGAGATTTTTAGAAGAATCTATTGAATGGATATCTGATTGTTCTACCCTTGAACTTATTAAAGAACAATTTCCTGAGTATTTTATATGAAAGAAGATAAAGTTAAATATTTAAAATACAATGTAGAAGTTCAATTTGCTGATATAAATGGCTTTGATGATAATCGTTGGTACTTTGCATCTTTGAAAAATGATATTTTGACAGAGTTTTATTTATTTGATCCAAGAAACAACCCAAATACAAAGTTCTCAAAAGAAGTTTCTAATACTTATGCATATTCAAAACAAATAGGCAAAGAGGCAAAAGAGTGGAGAATTATTGAAGATTCTATTGAATGGATATCTAATTGTTCTACCCTTGAACTTATTAAAGAACAATTTCCTGAGTATTTTATATGAAATAATTTATTTAGTTTTAAGTTTATTTGGTTATAATATTACAGTTTAAATACATAAGTTTAAATACAAGTTTAAAGGACTAACAATGGATGAAGGCACACGTATTATTACTATTTCAGAGATACTTGATTTATTAAATCTTGAAAATGGTTCAAATTACAAATTAGAAATTCTTAAAAGAAATTCAGGCAATAAGCTACTTGAGAGAGTTCTTAAGATGGCGTATGACAGAGTTTCATACACATATGGAATTACTATGAAGAACATTACTTACACACCAGAGTCTGGTCGTCCAATTGGTCTTGTACAAGCCCTTGATATTCTTGAAACAGAATTTTGTACTCGTAAAGTAACTGGTAATGCAGCTAAAGCAAGACTTGAAGAAGTTCTCAATAGTCTTAGTACCGAAAATGCTATTATTATTGAAAAGATACTTGGAAGAGACCTTAAAATTAATCTTGGTCGTACATTGATCAATAAAGTTTTTCCTGGATTAATAGTTAAACCAGCATATATGCGATGTGATGTATATTCTGCAAAGACTTCTAAAAATATCAAGTTCCCTGCTATGGTTCAATTAAAGTGCGATGGTAGATTTTGTTCTGTAATTGTAGATGGCGGTAAAGCAACATTCATCTCTCGTTCTGGTGAAGAACAGGAATTTCCAGAACTAGCCAAAACATTTACAATGTTAAAAGACGGTGTATATATTGGAGAATTGTTAGTCAGAGGAGAGACAGACCGAGCTCTTTCTAATGGTATGATTAATTCATCATTACCTCCACATGACAGAATTTATATGATTTGTTGGGATTATATTACACCAGAAGAGTACATTAATTCTAAAGGGAAAAATATAACAACTTATAAAGAGAGATTCGAACAACTTCAATCTATCTTAAATAAACCAGAATTCGGAATAAGTAAAGATGTTGAAGTTGTTCCTTATTTACTTGTAGATACTCTTAAAGAAGCACTTGAACAAACATCTAAATGGATGAATGAAGGATATGAAGGAGCAATTCTTAAAGATTTTTCAAATCTTTTTAAAGATGGGACAAGTAAAACTCAGTTAAAATTAAAACTTCAAATTGATGTTGAGATGCGAATTACTGGATTTTTAGAAGGCAATAAAGGAACTAAAAGAGAGAAAACATTTGGTTCGATCGAGTTTTCAAATGATGAGGGAACCATCAGAGGGCGTTGTTCTGGGTTTACAGATGCTCAGCTAGAAGATTTCAATTCAAGACGTCCTGAGCTAATAGGACGGATTCTGACAGTCCAATTCAATGACTTAACTAAAGCTCAAGGTAATGATTTTTATGCTTTATCACATCCAAGATTTATTGAACTCCGAGATGATAAAGATACAACTGATACACTTGAAACTGCTTTTAAACTTAGAGAAATGGCAATGGAACTAAAATGATATCACCAATTAATAATATTGGCAAAGTAATGATGGAAGAATTTCTGGAGAAGTATGATTATCGTAATAATGGAAAAATTGCAGAAACTTTAACTTCTTATAAACCTCGTACAAATTTAAAGGAGCATTCTAAGTTAGTTTTTGATGATTATTTGGAAAAAAACTTTAATATCACAAGAGAAGAACTTATTGAAATGCTTAAAGAATCTTATCCAGAAAAACTAATCTAATTTATTTATTTGACTTTAAGGTTACTTGGTTATAATTATAGTATCTTAAAAGTACAAAAGGTTATAAAATGGCAAAGAAATTACCTGCAGCTTATTACATGGAAAAATTAAAAGGTTTAAATGATGAAGAGTTATTTAATGAAAATTTTATTAAATCGGGAATAATGAAAGAATCTAATATTATTGATCATTTAGATTTAATACCTTATGGCGGTTTGCATGATAGGGACGCAACAAGTCATTGCGGAAGACATATTGAGATTAAAACAATGTCGCTAGGATCATGTAAAAGTCAAATAAAGTCATTATCAGTAAAATTTTCTAATATTAGTTATAATACATTTGCCCGAATGATTAATAATAATGAGTTGGTTATTCATGGATATTATGACCAAGCCACTTTAGTAGCTATAATTTGTCACGATTTTAAAGATATTGCTAAAGACTATTTACATGCTTTGGAAACTAAGGGAGAAAAGTCAACGTTTTCTTTGACTATTGGTAAATTTAAAGATTGTTCCAAATTAGTATATTTAACAAAAGACCCAAAACTTTTACAAAATTGTATTAATAAAGACAATTTTATTTGGTTAAACTCCTTAAAAAAGACCAATAAAAAATATCTAAAAATGAAACACCTTAAAAAAAGTTAATTACTTTTACTATATAATAAAACATCAAAATAAGGAATATAATGCAAAATAACCAAAACACACAAACAACATTCAGTGATTTAAAGTCGCTTTTAGATGCTCAAGAAGAGCTCAATAACAAGTACGTTCCAAATTGGAGAGAGAGTATTTCACAAGAACAAAAGCTTTCAGCTGTCCTAACAGAACTTGCAGAGTGGTTCGAATCTGCTCCTCGCTCAGGTGGTATAATGACCAATGAAACTCCAGGTTGGAAATGGTGGAAACGAAATCTTGAAGATGACGTTCAAAATAAAAAAATAGAAATTATAGATATTCTACATTTTATGTTGAGTTCTTGGATGCTTATGGCAGATAAAGAAGAAATTGTTAATATTTCAAAAACATATTATACATTAAATATAGGACTTATTCCTCTTGAGAATATTTTTAAATATTTTGCTTCGTATATTATTTTTACAATTGAAAAAGATATTAAGTCAGCAATTTATACGGGTATGGGACTTTTAGAAACTTTGATGGCTCAATCAGAGATGACCTGGGCAGACCTTGAGAGTGGATACTTTCTTAAGAATAATCTAAATCATACACGTGTAGATGGTGGGTATAGAGATGGCAATTATTCAAAACACGATGAAGATGGTAATGAAGATAATCGCAAGCTCGATATTTAAGGAATAGAATGTTAATTTCAATTAATCGTAAAATATTTAGAACACTGTAAGGAGATGGAATGAAAGTTGGTTCACAAATTTATACTATACCTGACTTTATTGAACCAAAAAGTGCAACCATTGGTGGAATAGATACTGGAATATCATTTAGTTTAGCTGATGTTAGTATTCCAGCCTCAGCAAAGGTTAGTCAAATTATTACTTGTTCGTCAGGACCAACTTTTACTTCAGAAATTAATTTTGAACCATATTTAAAAGTAAAAGTATCAAAAGAGGAAATTTTAATTGCACTAAGAGAATACTATCCAGAGAAATTTATTTAGGCAATTTATTTAAGTAACTGTATAGTATAATACTACATATAAAAAATTAAAGGACATTTATGACACCAGAAGAACATTTGGAAATTCAACCAACGGTAGTACCAGATGATGAAGCAATTCCATCTGAGCCTGAGACAGAAGCTCAAACTGATCAACCAGTAGGGCCAGAAATGAAAGAGATTACAATTGCTCGTGCTCTTAATGAAGTCAAGTTACTTACTAAACGTATTCTTAAAACTGCAGAAGTTAGTTCACTTGTTAAGTTTCAAAAAGGAGAAACTGGTAAACAAGAGCCAGCAAATGCTGTTGATTTTCTTTCTCATGTTCAAGGTTTACAAAAACTTATTGAGAATAGAGCACAGATTAAGAATGCCATTTCTTTAGCAAATGCTCAAGTATTAATTGAAGTTGGACAATATCGTTTAACTATTGCAGCTGCACTTGCTATGAAAGAAGGAATAGATGCACAGAAAATGGCTCTTGATAAAGCTCAAAGAGATTATCGAAATATTAAAGGCATTGTAAACCGTGCTAATGAAGAAGCAGGAAACAAACTTGCTAATCTTCTTGAACAAAACTTCGGGAAAGATAAACGAGCAGATGCAAATGACTATGAAGCTATTGCTGGTCCATTTAATAAAGCAAATTTGTCTCAAGTTGTTGATGAAGAAACTCTAATCAAAAACTTAGAACTCTATGAATTAATGATTGAAGACTTTGAATCAGAAGTAGATTTTGCACTTTCTGAAGCAAATGCTCAAGTCAAAATAAAAATTCCAGTATAACAGCTGGAATATATTTTGTTGTTTATTTTACTCTATACACCGAATATTCTTAAATGTTGTCGGGTATTAGTTTGCTGAATACACTAATAAATTAAATTATGAATTTTTTTAATTCGAATTATTACGCAACCCAAAGCGTACAACTGTAAAGTTTAGAGCTTAAAGTTTAGAGCTTAAAATTCAGAGTTCAAATTTTTTTATTTAACTTTTAAGATTCATAAAGTTCGTTCAAATCCAACAACAAAAGGTTCTAGTGTCAGACGCTTTAGGATTCCTGTTGGCTGGTGTGTAGAGTAAAACAAACAAACAAACAAATAAAATATTAATTTAATTCTTTAATATCCTTTTAATATAGTTTATAGTATAATGCATATAAGAAAACAAAAAGGACATAAAATGCAACAAGAATATAAGTTCTTTCATAAAGAAATGGCAAAAATCATTGAAGATGAGAATGGTTTAATGACAAGAGAAGAAACAGAAAACCTTACTGAGAAGTTTAACTCATTTATGTTGGGAGTTTATTGTGCCTTTAATTGGATTGATGGGAATAGACTCGTGGATGACAATCCACTTATTTCTGTACCAAAGATTTGGCAAAAATATTTTTTAAAATATGATGATGAATACGCAAAATATCTTCTACTAAAGAAAAAATACAAAGATATTGAATAAAATTTTAATTTAAAGGACAGAAAATGGCACATAACCCAGCATTAGCAGATAGACAAGGTGTTTCAGAACTTAACAGAGAAGTTATAGACAAGCTTCATATTCTTCGAGATTTGCTTGAAGATCATAGTATAAATCTTAAAGAGCAAAAATTTACAACTTTAGAAGCAGAGTATCAAAAACATGCATATAAAGAATGGTTTGAAAATGAAAAACTTCTTCAAAAACTTTGGAATTTTCCACAAGACGACAACTACATTAAGTTTTGGAATTTCCCAGCATGTACTTGCCCAAAAATGGACAATGATGATAACTATCCTTATGGCAGATATGTTCAAGTTCAAAATTGTCCAATTCACGGATGGGAAGAAAAATGAGAAATGAATTACCATTTATAGATGTACTTTGGATAGGCACAGTAATAGGTTTTATTGTAGGAGCTATAACAGTATTAATTGCTTCAGAAAAAGATTTTTCAAGATATACTCTAAATTGTGTTGAACAAAATATGACATTAAAACAAATGGCATTTGATAGATTTCCAGATGCTTATAAACTTAGATTCAATGATTGGAATAGTACAACAAACCAGTTAAAGGAAAATAATGGCAAATGAAGAATTAAATACTAATTGTATACTTATAAGTTTAATAACAGGAGCATTATTGATGGTGGGTTTCACAATGTTATTTCCACATCATGTTAGAGCAGTTAATGAACAGCTAGTCCAAGAAGGATTGGCTTCTTATTCTCCTATTACAGGAGAATTAATTTGGAAGGAATGTAGAAAAAATGATAAATAATACATCAATTATAATAGAAGTACTCAATGGCGCGTTAGGAAAATTAGAAACTATCATAAATAGTGAAGATGTTTCAGAAGATGCTAAAACATTAGCTCAAGGAATGGGCGGATATATTATTACTTCAATTGATATTATAGGAAAACAGAATTCTGAAATTTCTAATCTAAAAGATGTTGTCCAAAATTTAAAGAATGATATTAAAAATTTAATTGGACAAATAGAAGGGAAAGTTAGTGATGAATCTTGAATTTTGAAAAAGGCAAGTATTATTTAATGGATGGATGGCTTCAAGGCATAAAAAATGTAATACTTGTTGTCAGTGTTAATAGCAACGCAACACTGACATGGACTTATACCGAAAATGGTAATGAACAACTAATCACTGATAATACACACTTTGTAGAACAATACACACTAATCAAGGAAGGATTTGACAGCCAAGAAGAAATTAAAGAAAAATATCCTGAACATTTTATTTAAGTATTTTTATTAAGCACAAATATAGTATAATATATTAATTTAAAATAAAGGTAATAAATGACAACCGCAAAACCAAGAGCACCTCGTAAACCAAGAGCACCTCGTAAACCAAAAGAATCTTCAGTCACTCCAGCTATGGTGGAAGTACATCCAGATACTCCAGTTAAGAAAACTAGAGCACCTCGTAAACCAAAAGAACCTTCAGTCACTCCAACTACTCCAGTCGCAGAAGAAATAGACAATGTTGCATCAATTGATAAATTCATTTCTGAATTGCATACAGAAAAGCAAACAACATCTGAAAAAGAAAATGGCTTTTTTAAAATAAATAAACAAAATGTTTATGAAACACTGGCTCTTATTGTAGTTATTGCTAGTGCATATTTAGCTGGAAGTTATATTAATTCTGACCGCGTAGAAACACCAAAAGAACATGTCAAATTCTAATGTTTATAAAGAGATGTCTTTAGAACAGGCTTTAATTTCAAAAAAATACACTGATAAAATGTTAGAATTATTAGAAAAAACATCTAACTCATCAGAAAATGAAAATATACAAGAACGCGAAGAAATTCAAGAGATTCACAATAAACTCAAAGAATTTTTTCCTGAACTCTTTATATAAACACACACACACAAAGGAAACAAATGGATTTTAAAAATATTAGTTCGGATAAATTTACACCAATGCAAAATTTTATTCTTATTAAACCATCTACTACAATGGAAGGAAAAAAAGAAGAACAAACAACAGAGTCTGGATTGATTATAGCTCTTTCAAAAGACAAATCGGTTGTTAATGATAGACCTACAAATGGAATTGTTCTCTCTTGTGGACCAGAATGTAAAATAGTCCAAGCGGGAATGGAAATATTTTGGGATATTGTTCGTGGACAAGATATTGAGTTTAAAAATGGATTTCATATGATGATTACAGAAGACACAGTTCTTGGATTCAGACACGCTGATGAAAATGTATAAATAGTCTAAATTAAATTAAAGGAAATAAAATGGCAAAAGTAGATTTACACTCATATGGTTATACACAAGTTCACGTATCTTTCAATGGTTCATCAATAGAACTTAAAGAAGGAGATATTATCGTTAATGCAGAATTAATTTCAAAGTATCCTCAGTATTTTAAAATGACAGACGCAGAAGTTGCTCAACTTGCTCCAGTTGTTGAAGTAGCTCCAGAAGTAGCTCCAGTTGAAGAAGTAGCTCCAGTTGAAGAAGTAGCTCCAGTTGAAGAAGTTTCTCCAGAAGTTTCTCCAGAAGTAGCTCCAGTTGAAGAAATTCTCACAGAAGATTCATCGACTGTTGAAGTTGAAGTTCCAAAAAAGAAAAAATAAGTAAAGGACTATAAATGGCAATCTCAACAAAATCTGCACTATATGACTATATTTTGCGCCAGTTGGGCGCGCCATTAGTTCAAGTAGAAGTTACAGAAGATCAAGTAAATGATATTATTGATAATAATATACAGTTATTTTCGTCTTATGCATTAGAGGGAGAATTAACGAAATATCTCCAAATGAGGATTTCTGCACCATGTAATATAACTTTAAGCGGAGATGTAAAATCAATTCAAAAAGTTACTAAAGGTGGAGGATTAAACTTTGCCGGAATGGCTGGTGGAGGAGGATATGTTTTAGACTATTTTTCTCTTCAATCTATGGGATTTTCAATGAATGATGCTATTGGAAGTACATTACTTCTTTCAAGCACAAGAAGTCTTATGGAGAAATTCTTTGGTCAAGATGTAACTTTTGAATTTAATCCAAATAAAAAGATATTAGAAGTTTCTGAGACTTACTATGGTCCTATTATTATTGAATTAAACACAGAATATATAGCAGATGCTGTTGATTATATTTTTGATAACACTTGGATTAAACGAATGTGTGTTGCTAAAACAAGACTACTTCAAAGTTCTACCACAGGAAAATATGATCAAACATTGGTTGGTGGAGCAAGAATTAACCATGAAAAGATGCAAAGTATGGCTGAAGCCGAAATTGAAGTTCTTATGCAAGAACTTAAAGATAAATGGATTGGCCCTGCTCCTATGATAATCGGATAAAAACAAAATTATAAATAGATGGATACCAATAATTACTGTATGTCGGGTCTTTTCCCGAACTTGAGAGTTCAAGATTTATCTCATAGAAACGGTAAGAAAAAGAGATTTTTCAATTGGTCAAATCTATATATAAGGAGGCATGAATATGCCTATGTTATCCCCTGGTGTTAGTGTTTTAGAAGTTGATGCTTCTGGAATTGTACCTACAATATCAAATTCGATTG